AGTAAACAAGATTCAAAGCAAAGAAGAAAACAGAAAAGAAGCTAATAAAGAAACGATAAAAGAGTCAGTTCAGTTTTCTATGGTTGGTGACAATCTTGGTGACATTCAAAACTTTTTACAAATTTTTAAAAACGCAGGAGTAGAAGCACCAAAAATGGATGCCGCTACTACTACACAAGACGTAGAAGATATAGTTCAACCTGAAACAGATGCTACTGAAGATAAAATTCCAGGAGATAATGAAACTAATTCACCTCATCCAGAAGTTAAAGATACAAACTTTATGACAAAGGATATCGCAGGTGGTATTAATAAAGCTAAAAAGACTTATCCAAAAGTTTCATCTGGAGACAATCCAATGGCTATGGAACAAGAAACTGTTGATTTTGTTGCAAAAGTTAAAGAAGATATAGCAAGTCAATACAAAGAATACAAAGCAAAGTAGTTTTCAAAACATATTCCACCCCCCAGTTTACTACTAAATATTAGTATGTCAATGAAAAGTTTAGATGGTGTATTAACCAAAAAAGCACACCTTAAGGAAAAATTTACAGAAAAACAACTAGCAGATCTCACTGAATGTACAGATCCAGAGCAAGGGTTTAGACATTTTGCTAAAAATTATTTTCATATTCAACATCCAGTAAAAGGTAAATTACTATTCGTACCTTATGAATACCAAGATAGACTTTTAACAAGTTATCATAATTTTAGATTTAATATTAATATGCTACCGCGACAAAGTGGTAAAACTACTTCAGCCGCTTGTTATCTATTGTGGTATGCTATGTTTCATCCAGATCAAGTTATATTAATAGCCGCACATAAATTTGCAGGCGCTCAAGAAATTATGCAACGTATTCGTTATGGATATGAATTATGTCCTGATCATATTAGAGCAGGTGTAATAAATTATAACAAAGGTTCTATGGAATTTGAAAATGGAAGTAGAATAGTTAGCACAACAACAACTACAAATACTGGAAGAGGTATGGCAATATCATTATTATATTGTGATGAGTTTGCTTTCGTAAATGCCAATATAGCTAGAGAATTTTGGACTTCTATTTCACCAACATTAGCAACAGGAGGTAAAGCAATAGTTACATCAACTCCTAATTCAGATGAAGATATGTTTGCAACTTTATGGAAACAATCTCAAGATAAATTTGATGAACATGGTAATGAAGCAGAACTTGGGGCAAATGGTTTTCATGGTTATACTTGTATGTGGAATGAACATCCGGATCGTGATGAAGAATGGAAACAACAAGAATTAGTTAGAATAGGAGAAGAAAGATTTAGACGAGAATATGGTTGTGAATTTTTAGTTTATGAAGAAACTTTAATTAATAGTATTTTCTTATCAACGTTAGAAGGAAAAGAACCTATATTGAATATGGGACAAACACGTTGGTATGAAAAAATTAATTCAGAAAGTATTTACGTAATAGCATTAGATCCTGCAATGGGTACCGGTGGTGACAATGCCGCAATCCAAGTTTATGAATTACCTAGTTACAAACAAGTCGGCGAATGGAAACATAATATGACTGGTATACCACAACAAGTTAGAATTCTAAAAGACATTTCAACTTATATAAAAGATGAATCAAGAAATCCTAATGGTTCAAATATATATTGGAGTGTAGAAAATAATACAATAGGAGAGTCAGCATTGTTAGTAATTCAAGACTTTGGTGAGGACACTATACCTGGTATGTTTGTAAATGAGCCTATTAGAAAAGGTCATATTAGAAAATTTAGAAAAGGATTTAATACAACACACAAAACTAAAATAAGTGCCTGTGCAAGATTAAAATCTATGATAGAAAGAAACAAAATGACAGTTCATAGTAAACCACTAATTAGTGAACTTAAATCTTATATAGCATCAGGTTCCTCTTATAGAGCTAAAACGGGTGAACATGATGACCTAGTTAGTGCATCTTTATTAGCTATGAGAATTATACAAGTATTAAAGGATTGGGATCCTAAAGTATATACGTCATTTAGCCAGGCAGACGAGGATACAACAGAAAGAGTTATACCACTGCCGGTGTTCGCAAGTTACACAGGTTGATAAATACAAGATATATGAATACAAAAGTAGTTGCAAACGATTTATTCAATAAAATTAGGGGACGATTTCCATCTGTCACTTTGGGCAATGATGCGGGAGAAGTTACTAATAACCCCGAAGAAGCACGTTATTTTGACTTCGATTTTAAGGAGGACGGAAAGCAACTAGGAAAGGTAAGTATTAGTATAGACGACAAAGATGGTCTAGTAGTACTACATAATACGGATTTTATAGAAAATGCCGATAGTGGAGTAAAGCATAAGTGGTTTGAGTTTCTTAAAGAACTAAGAACCTTTGCTAAAGCAAGAATGCTTAATTTTGATACAAGGGATATTACTAAAAGTAACCTTGAAAAAAGAGACTATCAGTTTTTGAGTCAAACACGGAGAGATGGCAAGGAAAATAATATGAGTGAGTCTAATATATACGGAACTACAAAAACTAGTTTTCAACCTATTGGAAATGCACGTTTAGTTATTAAACATTCTGCTCCAATAGATATGACAGTTGGTGGTGGTAGATCTCGAAGAATAGAATCTTTATTCATTGAAAGTCCTACAGGAGAAAGATTTAGATATCCCCTTAAACATCTTAATGGTGCGAGAGCAATGGCACAACATATTTCAAATGGCGGTGTTCCTTATGATGATTTTGGGAAACACATAGCAGGATTAAGTGAAGAACTTTCAAAATTAAAACAATTTAAAACATATATTAATCGTTCAGCTGTAATGGCAGAAGGTCTTAAAGGTTATCTATCTATTGTAGATGAAAGAGTAGAAGAAATTAAAAGTACCTGCCAAAAATTACAAAAAAATTCATATTATTCAGAAGCAATTAAAGATTACAAAACAACAGAAATTAAAGAAGTACCAGAAGAAATTAAACAAAATTGGGTAGACGAATTAACAATTAAAACTTTTAAAGAAGAATTAAAAGATGTATTTCCTTACATTTATAATTTAGTTTCAGAAAAAACATCATCTACAGAAGTTACGCCAGAAGATTTTGAAGAAGCAGGAGGCTTTCAAGGAGAAACAGAACCTCATATGCTTCAGTATGATTTAGCAGGTGACTACGATAGAGAAAGAGGCGTATCAGATCAAGACGCTGAAGCAATTAAAGCCAAATTAGCAGACGCTGGTATTACAGCAGAAGTACATCCAGATGAAATGCGTTATAATGGAGTTCATATTCATACATTATCATCTGCAGAAGAAGTAGAAAAAGTTTTAGGTGATATGATTGAACATATTGCTGACATAGGAGATTTTGATCAAGCATTAGATTCTATTGTGGGCGAAGCAGAAAATGGTTTATTTTCATCTGATCCTGAAGAAGCTAAACAATCATTATCAACATTAAATAATTTAATGGACAAACATTTCCCTGCAGGAGTAAATGGTGTTAATGGTTTAGAAAGTTTACAAGGTATTATCGACGATAAAGAATTAAACGATCAAATAGTGTCAATGGGTAAAGAAGATAGTGATACTTGTATAAGAGGTACAATAATGAATTATATTAAAAGCAAAAGACCAGATTTAGCTCAAAGTATTAATGTAGGCGATATGAGACCAGAAGGAGAAACATTAACTTGGGAAAATATTAAACCTTATGTATCTGTACAAAGAGACGCCGATAATAAAGTTCAATATCATGTATTAGACAAAGATGAAAAAGACATATTTGTAACACATGATTCTAAAGAAGCAACACAATTTTTAAGAAACAATTTTAATGACTTAAGAAAAGGTACAGCAAAACCAGAAATGCCAGCAGGTTGGGAAGATGATTCCGGTAATGTTTCTATAATGAAAGGACCAGATGGCAAAATTAGTTTAGAACCAAAGAGTGATGGTCCAGGAAAAGAAGAAGAACCAAAACTTGATGATCCAAAAAATTTAGATGAATTTATTAAAAGCCATTTTGATTATACAACTAACAATTTTCCAAAAGGTGAAACAGGTCTTTTAACAGCAGTTGAAAAAAGATTTGGTGAAAAACACGTAAGAACTGCTGAAGCTATTATCCAAAAATTAATGACGGGCCAAGATAGAGAAATTAATAGAATAAAAAAATTGGCTGGCGTTTAATCCTAAAATATTATCCAAAAAAAATACTTGACTAAATAACAATGTTAATATAGTATTGACATTATGCTTGTCTTATGCTACATTAACAATAAGGCACAATTAACAAAGGCTAAAAATAGGAGGCTTATATTATGGCAACATTAGCAGACATTCGTGCAAAACTTAAAGAACAAGAAGCACGACAAGGCGGCGGAAGCCGATCAGGCGGAGACAACGCCATTTTTCCATTTTGGAATCTGAAAGAAGGAGAGCAGGCAACTGTTCGTTTCTTGCCGGATGGAAATAAAGAAAACACTTTTTTCTGGAAGGAACGTTTAATGATTAAACTACCTTTCCAAGGTATTAAAAGTGATACAGACTCTAAACCGATACAGGTTCAAGTTCCATGTATGGAAATGTATGGAGAAACTTGTCCTATACTATCAGAGGTTAGAGGATGGTTTAAAGATCCCAAGTTAGAGGATATGGGAAGAAAATATTGGAAGAAAAGATCTTATATCTTTCAAGGTTTTGTTGGAACAAATCCTTTAAATGAGGAAACTACACCAGAAAATCCAATTAGAAGATTTATAATTGGACCACAAATTTTCCAAATTATCAAAGGTGCATTAATGGACCCAGACATGGAAGATTTGCCAACGGATTCAGTAAACGGTGTTGATTTTAGAATAATCAAAACTAGCAAAGGTGGCTATGCAGATTATTCAACTTCGACTTGGTCAAGAAAATCAAGACCACTTTCTGAAGAAGAAACTAAAGCAGTTGAACAACATAGTTTGTGGAACTTGAGCGACTTTCTTCCAAAGAAACCATCTGAAGTAGACGTTAAAGTAATCAAAGAAATGTTTGAAGCATCTGTGGATGGCGAAGCATATGACCAAGAAAAATATGGTCAATACTTTAGACCAGCAGGTATTGGTGCAAGAACAGGTGATCCAGTAGCAACGCCAAAAGCGTCTACACCGGCTCCTAAAAAGGATACGGTTCAGGAAACGCCAAAGTCTAATGCTGATACTACTAAACAGAATAGTAAAGCTGAAGACATTTTAGCGATGATTAGAGCAAGACAACAAAAGTAACTTAATTAATATGGTGGGGATTAATTCCCCACTATACAATATTATGAAAAAAGAAATTAAAAAGATAATAGACTGGATATTATACAAACAAATACCTGCTTGGATATTGTTATTAGTAATAATAATCTGGATCTTAATATAGGATAAAAAATGGCAAATAAGGCGTTTGACGTATCAAAATTCAGAAAAAGTATTACAAAAAACATTCAAGGATTAGGCATAGGGTTCAACGATCCAACAGATTGGATAAGCACAGGAAACTATGCGTTAAATTATTTAACAAGCGGTGATTTTAACAGAGGTATACCTTTAGGAAAAGTAACAGTATTAGCAGGTGAACCACAAGCAGGAAAATCTTATATAGCATCAGGTAACATTATTAAGTCAGCACAAGAACAAGGAATTTTTGTAATTTTAATAGATTCAGAAAATGCTTTAGATGAAAAATGGCTACAAGCACTTAACGTAGATACAGATGATAAGAAACTTTTAAAATTAAGTTTATCCATGATAGATGATGTAGCAAAAACTATATCAACATTTATGAAAGATTACAAAGAACAATATGCAGAAAATAAAATAGATGCACCAAAAATTTTATTTGTAGTAGATAGTTTAGGTATGTTATTAACACCCACTGACGTTGATCAATTTGAAAGGGGTGATATGAAAGGTGATTTAGGTAGAAAAGCAAAATCTTTAACAGCACTTGTAAGAAATTGTGTTAATATGTTTGGTAGTTGGAATGTAGGACTTGTTGCAACAAATCATACTTACGCATCACAAGATATGTTTGATCCCGATGATAAAATATCAGGCGGACAAGGATTTGTATATGCATCATCTATTGTAATAGCAATGAAAAAATTAAAGTTAAAAGAAGATGAAGACGGTAATAAAATAACAGATGTACGTGGTATTAGAGCGGCTTGTAAAGTTATGAAAACAAGATTTGCAAAACCGTTTGAGTCGGTACAAGTTAAAATTCCATATGATACAGGCATGGATCCATATAGTGGATTAGTAGACTTATTTGAGAAAAAAGGTATTTTAGTCAAATCGGGTAATAGATTAAAGTACGTCGGACCTGACGGAAAAGAGCACTTAGATTATAGAAAAGCATGGACCGGAGATAAATTAAAGATGTTAATGGATGATTTTGACCAGATGCAAGATAATCCAACAGCAAAAGAAATTGAAGAAGAAACGGAGTAATCTATGCTAGATTCTAACAAAGTAATAGAACTATGGCAGTTCTTTAAAGAATATCTAGATCAAAAACAAATAGAAGTAATTGCAGAAAAATACGTTGATTTATTAGCAGACTACGGAGTTTCAGATGTAGAATTACAAGATGCAATAGGTCATGATGATATTTTAGATGATGCAATAAATTATTATTTAGATGTAGATAATGAGGATAAACACGACGACGAATTAGAAGATTATTAATGTCAAATTGGTATACAAAAATATCTAGAAGTACTGGAGAAATACCTGAAGCTATTAAGTATTTTGAAACTGAATTACAAAGTGCAAGAACTGAAATAAAAATTAGAGGTAATGTTGAAAAACAATCAGCAGAATTACCTGGTGTAGTTGAAAATAGATTCCATCAATTACAAGAAATAGAAGCAATATTAGAATACTTAAATATAGAATTAAGAAGATTAAGAAGCAAATTTTTCAAAAAATATTTAGAAAATTATCAAAGAGCATTGTCTAGTAGAGACGTAGAAAAATACGTAGATGGTGAACCAGACGTTGTTGACTACGAAAAAATTATTAATGAATTTGCATTATTGCGTAATAAATGGTTAGCAGTAACCAAAGGATTAGACCAAAAACAGTGGCAAATAACTAATATAGTTAAGTTAAGAGTTGCTGGTATGGAAGACGCAACCGTTTAACACCTTCCACCAAACTTCCTCCAAATAAATATTACAAAATAACCATGACTGAATTCAAATTGCCAAAATTGGAAGGTGACAAATCATCCGGATCACATATAATTTATTATAGTTGTGACCCTAATTATTGGAATGATTACGGAATATACTTGGCTAAAAGCACTACATTTTACAACCCCGATGTGTATTTGCACATACATATTTTATTCAATAACAAAGTTGAACATATTAATAAACTTAACGATCCAAAAATATCTTATTCTTACGAACTTGTAACTGATAAATTTTTAAATTCATTAAAGTTAACTAGCAACACATATTATAGAACAAGAAGTTATGATTTACTACATACAAAAGATGAAAAAATAGTTAAACAAAAAATATATTTTGCTAGTATAAGATTTATTAGAATAAAAGAACTTTTTAAAAATAGCCAACACGTATTACAACTAGATGCTGATGGACTTTGTCGCAAAAAATTTAATTTAACAGACTTTGAAAAAATTACAAAATTGCCATCAGCAATGAGAAAACCAAAAGATCCTAATACATTAATTGCAAGTTGTATAACACCTGGTACAGGAATAGAAAGTTCTAAATTTAAAACTAATTTAGCTGTACAAATGACTACGGCTTTTGCTGGAGAAATTTATTGGTTCATAGATCAAGTTATATTAAAAAAAGTTTTTAGTAAATTTAAATTTGAATCTATTCCTTATCATTGGAATGCTTGGGGTTTTAAACCGGCAGATATATTCAGTACAGCAAAAGGTAAAAAGAAAAACAATTGGAGATACCTGGATGTAAGAGCAAATTGGTTAGATAAAAAAGCACGAAAAGAATATATTTTAAATTGTACAGAAGGTAGAAAGAGAAACTTACTTAACAAATGAGAACGCAAGGTTACATAATTTATTTGCCACATCATAAAAATAGTGTCCTATGGAGTGATGAAGCATTAAAATCTGGAAAAAAATATAATTGGAATTTACAATTATTTCCTGGCGTTGATGGCAAAAAAGAAACTCTTAAAGATTATGGTTTAACAATATATCAAAAAAATAAAAAATGTAAAAGATATATGTCTAGACCAGGCACAGCCGGTTGCTTTTTAAGTCAATGGCAGTTATGGAATATGTGTTATAATACTAATAAAACTATAGCAATATATGAGCATGATGTAATTTTTAAAAAGCCAATGGAGCAACAATATAAATTTAATGATGTAATTAAATTAGAAGGATTTAATAAAGCTAAACCAGTTGCTGGACAGTGGTGGGAAGGTGCAAGAGCATATCTAATTAAACCAAAAGGTGCTAAAAAAATAATTGATTGGGTTAAACTTAATGGTGCTATGCCGGCAGATTGGATGTTAAATGATGGTATAGTAGATGTTAAATTTGACGTAAACAAGGCAGTAACATATAAACAAAGAGCATTTAGCTTTACAAAGGATTTAAAATGAAACAACTAATATTTCAAGTTGCTGTTGGTAAACAAAATATATTATATGAAATTTGTATTAAAAGTGTAGCAAAGTATTGTAAAAAATTTAATATAGATCATATTGTATTAAGAGAACCTAAATTAAAAATTAGACCAGATTTAAATAGAACAGGACGCAGTAAAGAAGCAGTTGAAAGATTAGGATACCTTCCTATATTTGAAAAAGAAAATGCATTTGAATATTTAAAACCTTATGATCAAGTATGCATTGTGGATAGTGACATATACATTAAAGATACTGCACCTAATGTATTTGACGAACTACCGCAACAATATGATTTTGGTGGTTGTGTTGAAAGAGAAATGCCTTTAACTAAAAAATATTTTAACAAAATAAGAAAATATTCTAAAAATGCTTTTCAAAATTTGACAGATGTTGAGTGGGAGTGGACCGATAATGGAGCAAAATTTATTAATATGGGTTTAATGTTAATGAACAAAAGTATGTTAAAATACCTAAATAATGAAACGCCAAAACAATTTTTAACACGCCCAGAGTTTAAAGATTTTGTTGATGGAGTAGGTTTTTACAAATGGTCAACGGATCAAATGTTATTAAATTGGTGGGTTAAAAAATCTCAAATGAATACTAAATTTTTAGATTGGAAATGGAATGCTTTATATACAGCAGTACACGATCATAAATTAAAAGAAGCATACTTTGTACATTTCTTTTTAAAAGATTTATTACCTAATAAAGGAAACGAGATAGAAAGATTATTAAAATTAATATGATACACATAGTAAACAGAATAATGAGTACTAGAATTCCTAACCTACGTTATACAATGCCAGGGTTTGGAGATGCAATACATACAATTCTTTTAGCTCACTTGTATGGTAAAGCACATAACGATCAAGTTACAATGCATTTAGACAAAGACAAATATAATAAAGATAAACCAGGAACTCTGGCTCAATGTATTTCTTTGTTTCCTAAAAATACAATTTTTGTAGAAGGACACGATAAGTGGTTTAAAGGAGATATAGAGTTTGTAGATTATATTACAAAGTTAAAAGGAAAATGTATTGGACACTATTATAAAGATTTTCCTAATAGTCATAGAGTACAAAAAGTTGTTGAACCTTTCTTTTGGGCTGATGACTATCTTAATAATGGCTATCCGTGTTTGTCAGCAGAAGATATGAGTCACGAAATAAAGTTACCTAAAAAGTTTATAACTGTTCAATGGGACGCAGGTTCTAAAAATAGAAAATTATCAGGAGAACAAATTAATGAAATACACAATTCTTTTAAAAATAAAGGGTGTGAAATTGTTGTAGTAGGTGGAGAAGCTCAAGGAAAATTAAGAAGATCATTAAAACATATAGGGTACGCAATGTCAAAAGCAGATTATCATGTAGGTGTAGATAGTGGTTATATGCATTTAGCTCAGCTATATTTTAAACCAGAAAACATCTACATATATACTAATAAAAAAGGAAAATGGGAACATCATTTATTAAGATTTCATAAAAACGGTTCCAAAGTTAACGAAAAATTTGTATGAGTATAGACACAATAAATCATAATGGTAATTCTTTTTATAGATTACAAGCCGAAGGTTTTGCTTCACAATTTGCATTTTCATTTGCAAAAAAACTTTGTAAAGGTGAAGGATTAGACATTGGTTGTCATAAAAAAGAATGGGCTTTACCTGGAGCTACACCTATAGATAAAATATTTGAAGACGAATGGTATGCAGAAAATCTTCCAAACAAAAAATATGATTATATTTTTTCTTCACATTGTTTAGAACATTTAGACGATTGGGTAGGAGCATTAGATTATTGGACTGAACATTTAAAAGTTGGTGGAGTTATGTTTTTATATTTGCCTCATTATGAACAAACATATTGGCGACCATGGAATAATAGAAAACATATTCATATACTAGAGCCTAAATATTTAAGAGACTATTTCAAAGCAAGACCTTTTCATAACATATGTGTAACTGATGGATACGATTTAAATTATTCTTTTTACGCTGTAGCGGAGAAAAAGTAATGATGTTTGGTAGAAATCCAGGTACAGATAAAACCTGGATGAGAATTCCTAAAGATAGCATTGGTGCAGAATTAGGTGTATGGCGTGGAGATAGTTCTGCAAAGTTTCTAAACAATGCAAAACACATACATTTAGTAGATAGTTGGAGTACTATTACATATGAAAACTCAGATGAATTTGGTAATTATCAAGCCTATCTTGATAGGTATTCTGTACTTGTAAAGTCTAATAATCCAGAAGATTTTCAAAAATACTATGACAAAATTTATAATAGTGTTGTAGAAAGATTTAAAAATAGTCCTGTAACAATTTATCGTATGTCAACTAAAGAATGGTTTGAAAGTTTTAAAGAAAAATTAGATTGGATATATGTAGATGCTAGTCATAGCTTTGAAGGATGTTATTATGATTTAATAAATGCTGTAAAATTTATTAAGCCAGGTGGACTTTTATTTGGGGATGATTATGGAGATAAAAAACCTAATGTAAAGAAAGCTGTAGACAAATTTATTGCAGAAACATCTTATGAATTTAACAATTTTCATTTAGATCAATTTGAGGTTAAGATATAATGCACCCTACTTCAATGGAAAATATGCGTCTAGCAAAGACAAAAATACCTGATCTAGGAAACAAAATAACAATAGTAGATGTAGGTGGAAGAGGAACAAAACAAATACCTGTTAGATCTTATCAAAAAGTTTTTAAAGACATATACAAACATTATTACGTTGCCGATATAAATGAAGGTCCAGGGGTTACTCATGTTATGCCAGCACCATACAAATTGCCATTTAAAAACGATTCAATTGATTTAATAGTATCTGGACAAACATTAGAGCACGTAAGAAATCCTTTTAAAATGGTAGCTGAAATGAAAAGAATTTTAAAACCAAACAAATATATGATATTAATAGCACCTAGCACAGGACCTAATCATGATGATATAGATTGTTGGCGTTTCATGGCTAACAGTTTTGAATCAATAGCTCAGGAGTGTGATATTAAATTTATTGAATCTTGGATAACAAATGATGCTGTTTGTGATAAAAAAAGTTATAGATTTTCTAGTAGACGACATATTTGGTCAGATCATACATTCATAGGACAAAAATATAGAAAGTATCAAATGGGAAAATAATGGTAATGACAAACAAAGATGCGGCGGAATGGCAAAAACAATTAGACAATTTACAAACGTCTACTTTAAAAGAAGTGTTTTTAAAACATAAATGCACTAAAGGTATATTAAGTTATGATGAAATTTATGACGCTGACTTTAAAAAATTAAGAAATAAACCAATTAATATATTAGAAATAGGTGTAGATCGCGGACGAAGTATAGCTGTCTGGTTAGATTATTTTCCTAATGCTAAAATTTATGCTATAGATATTTTTGTAAGAAAGCATGAATCTCATATTGAATCTCTTCAAGACAACAGAGTACAATATTTAAAAATAGACAGCACTGATCCAGATGTATACAATCAAGTTGCACAATGGAAAACTAAATTTGATATTGTAATAGATGATGGTAAACATACTCCTGAAGCAAATGCATTAACATTTAAAAACATTATTCCTTTTTTAAAACCAAATGGCATATATTATATAGAAGATATTTTTCCTATAGACCAAGTAACTAGACCCGAACTTAAAAATTTAGGATTTGGTATTAAAAAATTCTTGAAGAGGCATTTTCGAAAAACCAATAATGAATTTACACAAGACAAATGGAAAATATTTACTAATGCTCTTAAAGGATATAAAATTGAAAAATTTGATCATAGAAAAAAAAGCAATGTATTAAACAGTTACATTTACAAAATTACAAAATGAAAGCATTTATAATAACAATATTAGATACTGAAACGCCACTAGAATATAATAAGCATATATCAGCACCAGTGGCTACGCCACAAAATGAAAATAGTATTGCTTACAGTAATAATGTTATTAAATCTATTAAAGAAACAAATTCTGATTTAGAACCTATTCTTTATCCAGCTGTTACTCCTGCTACAATGTGGAACATTAATTGGACATGGCCCTGGCATAAAAAAAGAATTTGTGAAAAAACAAAATTATTATTAAAACCTTATAAAACATATGATATCAATAAAAGAATTGCCGCGGCAGGTAGCCATTATAACTTATGGAAAAAATGTGTAGAATTAAATGAACCAATAGTAATTTGTGAACATGATGCATACTTTACTAGAAAATTTACACCTTTTGATTTTGAAGGAGGTTGTTTAGGATTAAATGATCCTACAAATGCTACACCAAAAGCAGAACTTTTTCATGACACATTAAAAAATTTAGGTGAAGGAGTACACGATGCACCTTGGGTAATGAAAAAAGAAATACCACAAGGAATGGCAGGCAATAGTGCGTTTGTCATAAAGCCATGGGCCGCAAAAGAAATAATTAAAGCACAAGACGAAATTGGTTGGTGGCCTAATGATGCCATAACTTGTAAACAACTTTTTCCATGGATTAAAGTTGTATATCCATACTATTCTAAAGTACAAAACATCAAATCAACTACGTCATTATAAAACTGGGCAATAAATATTGGTAGTACAATGAAAATATTAATAACAGGTAATAAAGGTTTTATAGGTTCAGAACTTTCTAAAAGACTAGAAGAAAAAAATCATAAAATTTTTGGTATAGACATTAAAGACGGAAAAAATATATTTACGGCAGAATTGCCAGAAGTAGAGTTAGTAATTCATTTAGCCGCTATAGGAGGAGTACGTGAATCAATGTCTGATCCTAAAAGATATTGGGATATGAATGTTGAAGGAACTAGAAAAATTTTAGAACATTATCAAAAAACAAGAGTGCTATATGCAGGTTCTAGTTCGCAATATGAACCACATTTAAATCCTTATGCCGCTACAAAAAATGTAATAGAATACATACCTCATCCTAATTCAGTGTGTATGAGATTTCATACAGTTTATTCTAAAACACCAAGATTTAATATGTTCTTTGACAAATTATTAAATGGAAAATTAGAATATGTTACTAATCATAAAAGGGATTTTATTCATGTAGAAGATTTGTGTAGTGCAATATTATGTATTATAGACAATCCATTTTTTAAAGGATCACTTGATATAGGTACTGGACAAAATATTAGAATAAAAGATATAGCACCTAATTTACCTGTAAGAGATATAACGCTGGGAGAACGAGAAGAAACTTTAGCTGACCTTACTAAAATAAAATCCTTAGGATGGGAACCTAAATGGACAGTACAAAAATTTTTAAAAGAGGAGGGGTTTGATTTATGAAAGCAGGAAAAATATGGGGACAAACAGAATTAATACACGCCAATGGCGTATTAGAATTTCATAGAATAGATTTTAAAAAAAATGGAGTTTGTTCTAAACATAGACACAAATATAAATGGAATGGCTTTTATGTTGTTTCAGGCAAAATGATTGTAAGGGTTTGGAAAGATGATCAAGGTTTAGTAGATGAAACATTACTTAATGCTGGTGATTGGACAAGAATTAAACCTGGAGAATATCATCAATTCGAAGGTGTAGAAGACGGAATTGCATTTGAATTATATTGGGCACAATTTGATCATAATGATATAGAAAGAGAAAACGCAGGATTTAAAAAGAATGATTAATATTTTTATAGGATATGATAACAAAGAAAAAGTAGCGTTCAATGTGCTATCATATAGTATATTAAAAAATAGTACCAGACCTGTTGCTATTACTCCTGTTAACTTACAAAATATAAAAGACAATTTTACTAGGGAACGAAGTAATATAGAATCAACAGAATTTAGTTTTAGTAGATTTATTGTTCCACATTTAATGAATTATAAAGGTTGGGCATTGTTTATGGACTGTGATCAATTAATGTTAACAGATGTAGCAGAATTATGGAGATTAAGAGATGAAAGATATGCTGTCCAAGTATGTAAACACGATTATATACCAAGAGCTGAACAAAAATTTTTAGGACAAGTACAAACAAAATATGAAAAGAAAAATTGGTCAAGTTTTATGTTAATGAATTGTGATAAATGTACAGCACTAACACCTGATTATGTTAATAGTGCAACAGGATTACAATTACATCAATTTAAATGGTTAGCAGATGAAAATCTAATAGGTGATTTACCTTTAGAATGGAATTGGTTAGTTGGAGAATATCCTCGTAAAGATGATGTTAAGAACGTTCATTTTACAGAAGGTGGACCTTGGTTTGTAGATTATTTGCAATGTGATTATGCAAATGAATGGCAACAATACTTTGATGAATCTAACAAAAGAAATTTAATAAAATAGGAATAATATGAATAAATGGTATGCAGTTGATCACAATGATGCTATCCTAAAAAACTGGATGGCTGGGATTAAACAAGTTACAGGCTCACCAGACCCTAGTGAATATGATCATTGGGATAATATTAAAACAACACCTTTGGTTAATTCTATATCTATCAGGGGAATGACTAATCATAAAATTATTAATGAATGTTGGAGGACTGGTAGAAGTTTTTATTACGTTGATACAGGATACATAGGTAATAATCAAAAAAGAAAAGAATGGCATAGAGTAATTCGTAATAATGTACAACATCAAAAAATAGTAGATGTTCCACCTAATAGACTATTTTCTTTACAATCTTCTCATCCAGAACTTAAATGGAAAGGTTGGAGAACAGATGGTGAAGCAATATTACTTGTAACACCTAGTCCCAAACCTTGTAGATTTTATAATGTAGATCGAGACAAGTGGGTACAAGATACTATTGCAACATTACAAAAACATACTGATAGAAAAATTATTGTTAGAGATAAAGTAGAAAGACGTAAAAGAGTTGGTTCAGGTCATATATTTTCTCAAATAAAAAATGACAACATTTTTGCTTTAGTCACTTATCAATCTATAGGAGCAATAGAAGGAATAATTGCTGGAGTTCCAGCATTTACAGGTGCACCTACTGCCGCTGATCCAGTTAGCAATCATGATTTAACAAAAATAGAAAACCCTTGGTATCCAGATGAGGAACAAATTTGGAGATGGCAAAAATGGTTAGCATACTGTCAGTACACTTCGGGTGAATTATCAAATGGCAATGCATTAAAAATGTTACAAGAAATGGATTTACAATAATGAAAAGAGTAGTTGCATATATGAAAGTTATTCCGCCAGGAAACAAAAGTCCACAAAAGCCTTTAATTATAAAAAATTTTATAGAAGGTGTTAATGCAAGTGGAGATCAGGGTTTAGTTTCTAATGGTTGGTCAATCATAGACGCAGATGTATCTGTTATTCAAGGTTTTGTACATAAGGATTCAAAACAAACACGTCATTTACTTTTAAGAAAAAACGTTTATGAAAATCAAATTAAAAAAGGAAATAGATGTTTAATCGTTGATAGTAGTTTATTTTTATGGGCTGATCCTAAACAAGAAAAAACATATTTAAGATATGGCTTTGATGGAATATTTCCTAATACAGCAGAATATTGTAACAAAGATCCTGATCCTAATAGATGGGAAATTATTAAAAAGAGTCTTAATGTAGACCTTAAGCCTTGGAGAACTACAAGTAGAGATGGCTTTATATTAATTTGTTGCCAAAGAGATGGTGGGTGGAGTATGGAAGGTATGCCTGTTATGAATTGGTTAAAAGACGTCATGACTAAAATTAGAATGTATTCTGATAGACGTGTTAAAATTAGATTTCATCCTGGTGACAAAAATACTGCAAGACATCAAGCAATGATTAGAGAATGGATAAAAGCACGAAACGTACAATTTCAAGGAGTAGAAGTTAGTTGGTCAAAAGATATTAGAGATGAATATGCTGGAGCATTTGCAGTTGTAGGACATAACTCAAGTCCAACAGTGTCTAGTGTAATTGAAGGAATACCTACCTATATAACTGATCCTGTACGAGCTCAATCGGCTCCTGTAACACATCATTCATTTGCAGAAATAGAAAAACCTAGAGAGTTTGATAGAGAATTATGGGTTCGACAAATGGCACAAGTACATTGGACATTGGATGAATTAAAAGATGGTACTGCTTGGAAACATTTAAGGAAGTGGGTTAAATGAAAAATTACAAAGTAGTAACTACCTTTAATAAAAAAGGAATGGATTTGTATGGACAAAGATTTATAGATTCTTTTAATAAAAATGTAGATAAAAGTATACGACTAGATATATTTGCAGAAAATTGTAATCCACAAGGAGATGAAAGAACTACAATTCATAATAGTGAAGTTATTACTAAACTAACAGCTTTTAAAAATAAATGGAAAGACGTTCCTAAAGCAAATGGTATATGTCCATTTCCTGAAAAGCGTCCACGTGACCATCATAAAAAATTTAAATGGGACGCAATAAGATTTGCAAATAAAGTTTATTCTGTATTATATGGTGCAGAAGACGAAAGTGTAGATTGGTTAATATGGATAGATGCTGATGTTGTTGTACATAGTCCTTGGCCCGTCCATGACTTTACAAAATTATTTCCTGATACAAGATGGTTAACATTTGTTGGTAGAGGAAGAGGTTCACAAACATGGCCCGAGTGCGGATTTTATGGAATGAATTTAAAACATCCTTCCTGCAAAAAATTTTTAAAAGATTTTGAACGTGTATATGAAGATGCCGAAAATGGTATATTTTTATTATCCGAATGGCATGACTCATATGTATTTGGACAGCTATTAAAAAGTGCAAGACTACAAGATGCAGATGTACTAGATTATAGCGAAAACATATACAATAAGACTGCAAAGACGGGCGGAGGCGGGCATCCTTTCATCAATTGCGTACTAGGTACCTGGCTTGATCATTTAAAAGGAGATTCTCGAAAACAAAAAGGAACTAGCTTAAAAACAGATTTAATGATAGGTCGTAACGAAGAGTATTGGAAAAATATATGAAGTTTAGTGTGTTTACAAATTTTGGTTCTTTAAATAGTGTTCCAGTTTTTAATGCAGTTAAACAAGGTTTATTAAAATTAGGACATGAAATAGTTGAAAACTCTTTAGATGCAGATGTGGCTGTTATATGGTCATTACTGTGGCACGGAAGGATGTTGCCTAATAAAAGAATATGGTGGGAATACCATCAACAAAATAAAAAAGTATTAGTAATAGAAGTAGGAAGTATTAAAAGAAATATTACTTGGAAAGTTGGTGTTGATGGAATAAATCGAAGAGCTGACTTTGGTCCAATGGGTGCAGAATATAATGGTCCTGACAGAGCAAATAAATTTAATTTAAAATGTAGTCCTTGGAGGACTGATGGTGAACATATATTAATATGTTCTCAACATGATAAAAGTGAACAATGGAAAGATATGCCACCATTAAATGAATATTTGCATGAAACTATTGATAAAATTAGAAAATATTCAAAAAGAAAAATAATAATAAGAACTCATCCTAGATGTCCTGTTCGATTAAATCTAACACACGAAAGTCAAGTAGGAATGCAAATTCCTAAACAAGTAGAAAACAGTTATGATGACTTTGACTTTGATTTAACAAATTGCTGGGCGGTAGTTAGTGAAAGTAGTAACCCAGGTATTACAGCAGTTCTTAAAGGAATACCAGCATTTGTAGGTAAAGACAGTCTTGCATATGACGTAGGAAATACTGATTTCTCCCACATAGAAGACCCAAAAATGCCCGACAGGCAACAATGGCTCCAAGATTATGCATATACGGAGTGGACTACAGAAGAAATAGCAGAAGGATTACCATTTTCTAGATTGACTTTTTGATAATACCAAAGTATAATAAAGGTATGCAACAAATCTCAATCGAATCTTGTTTGGAAATGATGATAGGTTTGAGTGACAAACCAGTTAATCCGCCATTTATTGTATTAGATAAAGACAAAAAAATATTAACTGACATTGCCAAAAAAGTTTATAGAGGTACTGCTTTAACTGATAGACAGTATGCAACTGTAAAAAGAATCTTAAAAACTAGTTATTCTACTCAATTTAAAAATAGAGACATTGATATTCATGCATCATCAACTATATTACGTAAAACATTAAGACAAATAGACAGAAGTTCTTATATTAAAATTGGAAATTATAAAGAATTTGTTTACGATCCTTTTAGTTATTATGCATATGAACCAAATCATAGAGTCCTTGTAATAAGGTTTCCTTTTAATGTTACATATAGTAAACTTATGGGAGAAGTTAAAAAATGTTTTCCTTTTTATAGAACTCATAAACAAAAAGACAAAAACAAATATGTTCTTCCGTATAATGAACGTTTAGTTCATAAAGTAGTAGAGAAATTTAAAGGCAAAATAAAAGATATTGATCCAACATTATTGGAAGTTCATGAAAGATGTGAATACTTTTATGATAATAAACAAGAATTTCTACCAGGAATTTATGATTTCAAAATCAAAAATTGTTTACCAAAAATAGCTGAACACTATGTAAATAAGTTTGGGCAACCTAGTCCTAGTAACTTATTTTTATTTAAAGATAGAAGAGAATATTTAGGATTAAAATATTTTAGTGGACTACATTTAGAACAATCGTTAGCCGATCAAGATGAGTTTACTAAAAAACTTGTTCAACGTAAAGCGTCTGTAGTTATTGTTGAAAAGAAAAAATGGGAATTAAAACAAGTAATAAAAACAATGTTTGATTTAAAAAGAATTCCTTTATTGGTAGTTTTACCAGTATTTCCAAAAAAAGATCCTGCTGAATCTTTAGAAGCATCACATAAAATTTTAAAAGACTATGTGGACAATAAAGACATTTCGGTATTGTTTAGATTAGAAAACATGGAATCTGGTATCAAGTTTAACGAATATGTTCGAGAAAATGGACTTAATAATAGTCTTGCAAATAATACAAAAATAGTGTACATTAATAATAAGAAGATTCCAAAACCCTTATTAAGATTTAATTGGAAGCCTGAAGGCGTATTATGTCTTGATACTACAAGGAATTACAGTAAAGTAAATTCTTTTGAAGAGGAGTTCGACTTGGTTGTTCAATATGCTACTGAAGAACATAGTCCTTGGAATCCATATTTTGTTATGGAAAATATATGAGTTGTAAGATAGTAATTAATGATGAAGTCAATGTAAAAATTGAAGGGCTACCTGTTGATGTACGAAGAAAAATAGCAAATAGTTTAAAATGGGAAGTTCCATACGCAAGATACTTGCCTCAATATAAATTAGGAAGATGGGATGGTAAGATTGGTTTCTTTGGTTTAGGTGGTAGCGGTTTTGTTAATCATTTAGATAAAATTTTAGAATTACTTAATAAACAAGGTGTTGAAGTTGGCTCAATAGAAGATAAAAGAAAGAAATATGATTTAAAATTTCAGCCTATTGACAAAAATTATTTTGGAAATAAAACATGGCCCAAAGGTCACATTTGTGAAGGACAAGAAATTGTACTTCGTGATTATCAAGTAGATGTTGTTAATAATTTTATAAAGCAACCACAATCATTACAAGAAGTTGCCACTGGTGCAGGGAAAACAATTGTTACTGCTTGTTTATCTAGTTTATGTGAAAGACTAGGACGAACTGTTGTAATAGTACCCAATAAAAGTTTAGTTACACAAACAGAAGAAGATTATATTAATGTAGGTCTAGACGTAGGAGTATACTTTGGTGATAGAAAAGAACTTGGAAAAACACACACAATTTGTACGTGGCAATCTTTAAATGTTTTAGATAAAAAATCAAAAGCTGGACAATCAACATTATCCTTAACTGAATTTTTAAGTGGTGTACAAACATTAATAATAGATGAAGTGCACCAAGCAAAAGCAGATGTTTTAAAAAAATTACTAACACATCATTTAAAAAATTCTCCAATAAGATGGGGATTAACAGGAACAATCCCAAAAGAACAATTTGAATTTCAAAGTTTATTAGTTGCTATAGGTCCTGTTATTAATCAAATATCTGCAAAAGAATTACAAGATAAAGGTATATTATCTAAATGTCACGTTAATGTAGTACAATTAGTTGACACATTAGTACATAGAACATACCAAGAAGAATTAAGTTATTTGGTTACAACTCAAGATAGATTAGAATACATAGCAAAATTAATAGGCAAAATAAAGGAAACAGGCAACACACTTATATTAGTAGATAGATTAAAGGCAGGAGAAAAATTAGAACAAATAATTCCTAATAGTGTTTTTATTAAAGGCGAAACAAAATTGCAAGATAGAAAAGAACAATATGATCAAATTTCTAGTGCAAATAATAAAATAATAATTGCAACATATGGTGTTGCATCTATTGGAATTAATATACCTAGAATATTTAATTTAGTATTAATAGAGGCAGGTAAATCATTTATAAGGGTAATACAGTCAATAGGTCGTGGCATAAGAAAGGCAAAAGATAAAGACTTTGTTCAAATATGGGACATAACATCTACTTGTAAGTTTGCTAAAAGGCATCTTACACGAAGAAAGAAATTTTATAAAGAGGCTAACTATCCATTTACTGTAGAAAAAGTACAATGGAATTAGCACAGAAAGAAAGAAATGAGAATATTAACATTAGAAAACGAAACTTTTTTACTGAATAAATTACCAGAACACGTATCAGATGATATGTGTTTTTCGGTTTTAGATAATAGCAATCCTAAGGAACCCGATTTCTTTTTTATTCCTTTAATTTATATAGAAAGTTTTAGTAGTCCGGCTATTGTTTTAGATATAGGTGGGAATGAATTAATAATGCCTTTAGATTGGAGTATAGGTGTAGGCGATAAAGAAGATAGTACTTCTGTAGAAGTTGTTCCTTTAACTAGTATTACAGATAGAGGTTTTCAAGCATTCTTGTTTAATCCTTTAAATGGATTTAAAGCAGAATTTATGGAAGTTAAAGTGTTAAATTTCTATAATGATATTAAATGGTATTTTCCTAAAGTAAAAAATAATCAATTAATATCTACACCAATCACAACAGGTAAAGAACCTCTGTGTGCATTTTTTGTTAAAGATATATCAAGACAATGTGAAACTATTGAATATGGATTGTTATTATAATGGGTAGACATAGTAAACAAGAACCTCAAGGTAAAGGTATGAACATGGATGTTCAATACGAAAAAGGTAAAGCGTGGGACGGTCAAAGTCGTCCATCTGATGATGCATATAGGAAAGGATACGATGCTATTAACTGGAACAACAAAAAAAATGTCAAAAAGAAAAAGAGAAAACCTAAAAAGAATAAAAAAAACTCTTAAAAACGGATTTATAATTAAAGCACCTGTGTTAAAAATACCAACAGGAAAAAGTGGGAAACCAATAGACGTTTGGTTAACGCAAGAATACTTACCACAACTTTTAGATTTAATTAAAGAAAAAAAATTATCTTTAAAAGAAATACAAACAATGGACGGAGGTCATATTAAAATTACGTTTCATGATCCCAGACACGCAACATTATTTGGATTACATTATGAAAAAAGCTAGAGAAATTACAAAAAAAGAAGTAGTAGCTAAAAAACTAGGAATAAAATATATTTACGAATCGCCAGATGGTGGAGAAACTGTATATCAACGAGAAGTAGGAAATTATACTGCCGAAAGACAAATGGTATCTAAAAGTGAGAAAGCACACGTAGAAGATGAGTTCAAAAGACGTCATCGTTACATTACACCAGATGCAGTTAAGCTATGTTGGAAACATAAAGGATTGCAAAAGGCGTGGGAAAAGTATATAATGTTATTGGAGTTATATGGTCATTCAGAAGAATAGATTACCGTTAAAGGATATTCTTGCGGCTATAGATATGAAAGCTAAAAACATTTGGGATGAGTTTTCAGCTGACGAACAAAAGCAAATAGGCTTTTATATATTGAATAGATATGCAAGTTCAGTAGTAGGTAAAAAAGAAGATAAAGAATTAACTATTTTAAAAACAAATGAATATTATAATAAAAACTTTTTTACTTTATCTAAACATAAAAAATTATTATGGTATTTGCTTTGTATGACTGCAAGTGATAGAAAAAAAATTACGTTTCATCCATGGATAGGATATAAACATAAAGAATATGGAAGTAAAACAAAAGCAGTTAAGTTTTTAAAAAATTTATATCCTACTAAAAAAGAAGATGAAATACAATTATTGGCAACAATAAATTCTGTTAGTGTGTTAAAGACATTAGCACAAGATTTTGGTATGTCAAAAGAAGAAATTAAAAAAGTATTATGATAGAAAAGTTATATTCTTGTAAGCATTGTACCGCAAAATTTACTAGAGAAAAAACTCTTGCTGTTCATATGTGTGAACAAAAAAGAAGATTTTTACAAAAAGATGAAAGAAGAGTTCAATTAGGATATCAAACTTTTATTAGATTTTACCAATTGTGTCAAAAAATGGAAAAAGAAAAAACATATGAAGAATTTTGTAAGAGTCCTTATTATACAGCATTTGTTAAGTTTGGAAGTTTTTTGAGTAATGTTAAACCTTTATATCCACAAAAATATATTGATTATGTTGTTACTAGTGGAGTAAAATTAGATCATTGGTGTAGAGAAGAATTATATGAAAAATATTCTATAAATTTAATTTTAAAAGAAACAATGGAGACAGCAGTAGAACGTTCTATTAAATCTATGATGGATTGGGGAGAAGAAAAAGAAGCACCATGGCATGATTATTTTAAGTATGCAAGTTTGAATAGAGCTACACAAGATATTAGAGATGGTAAAATTTCTCCATGGCTAGTATTAAATTCTAAAACAGGTAAGGAAATGTTGAATAAATTTAATGATGAACAATTACAAATTATAAGTCGTATGATAGATCCTAAACATTGGGCAGTAAGATTTCAAAGAGTACCTGCAGATGTTGAAATAGTAAAAGGCATAACCAAGGAGGCAAACTTATAATGACAAATACTACTAAATCATACATTAAAGGAAAGTATCGTATAAGGGAATATTATACTGATGAAAATTTATGGAAAGAAACAAAGACACTTATTAAAAAGAAGAAAAAACCTAAGAAGAAAGAAAAACGTAACTGGTTTAAAGGATTAGGAAATAAAGAATGAAAGAAATAGAAGTAAAAATAGAAACGTTTAAAAATAAAGATGTGGATTTTCTTGACGTACAAAAACACATTATTAATTTATTTGAGACAGAACAAATAACTGTAGAAGGTAAAACTGTTGAAGATATATCAGATTTACTATATATGAATCTTTCAAGAAGATGGGATGGACGGGATATATCTATTCAAATAACTGACGAAAGTAAATGTGGTTGTTCAATGTTATATCCAAAGGATCCTAAAATTGTATTAAACCCTAATCAAAGAAATATTGTTGTTAAATGCCAGATATAGATATAGACTTTGCAGATAGATCTATTTTATTAGATAAAGTTAAACACAGAATTGCTAAATTAGATTCTGGTAAGAAACATAATACTGGCGTATACTTTACAGAAGTACCACACGATCCAGTAAACAATTTATGTACACTTGATTATGATAAAGCAGAACAAAGAGGATATTTTAAAATAGATTGTTTGAACGTTAGCATTTATAAAGATATTAAAGATGAAAAACATCTTAATAAATTAATAAACACTGAACCATTATGGGAATTATTAGAAGCAAAAGAATTTGTAGATCAAATTTTTCATATTAATGGACACGTGGAAATATTACAAAAACTTAAACCTACAAACATAGAACAATTAGCGGCAGTTTTAGCAATTATACGACCAGCAAAAAGACATTTGATTAAACAAAATTGGGATGAAATAGATGAACAAGTATGGAAAAAACCTACAGACGGAAGTTACTTTTTTAAAAAATCTCACGCAACTTCATATGCAATGGCAGTAGTAGTGCATATGAATCTTATATGCGAACAATTAAAAGGAAATAATGACCAAAAGCCATAGAAAAAGAAGTCTAGTTAAAACTCTTACATGGAGAATTTTGGCAACTACAGATACATTTTTAATAAGTTGGCTTATTACAGGTGCGATAACTTTAGCAGGTGCTATTGCAGGTATAGAAGTTATAACTAAAATGTTTTTATATTACCTACACGAACGAGGTTGGAATAAAATTAAATGGGCAAAGGAGACTGGACCTGAAGAACACACAACTATATTTCCTTATTTTGATTTTCCATATGAACTTCCTAGTTCAAAACATGATAAGAAAGATCACTGATTGATTTTTTTGATTACTTCTTTAGGTTTTCTGACTAGTTGAACTGATCTTCTTTTTGTTCTTTTTACAGCAAGATTGTTTAAATTTGTGACGTGGCCCATTTTTACTGTAACATCTTTAGTATTCATTATCATTAAAATTTCCCTATAATTTTGCATTTCTTTTCTTAAAAATATACCAATAGGAATCATTCTATTAGACTCCCACCACCAAGTTTTACACAAGGCTACAAAATCAGCTTTCTGACTATCGCCCTTTAAGTCCTGATAGATGTACATACTAGTGATTGCGTGGTCTTGATTGTTAATTACACCAACATATTCCTTACCGCCATACTCTACTACACTTATGAAGGGGAAATCTTTCTCTATGTCTTCTTTTAGCATTGTTATATCTAATAAATACGTTATATTGATGGTGTGTTATGCAACTTATACGAAGATATTTATTAAATAATAGAATAGTGCTTACTGCGAATTTGGCAGGGCACATTACGAGGTATAGATCCGTGTATCAAAGAAATATAAACGTTTACAGAAATATAGACAATGTTCTTCAATTTGAAGTTAAAAATGCTGATGAAAAAGCTGTTAGTATCCTTAATACATACACACCTAAGTTTAAAATGTGGAATGAAGACGATACTTTAGTTGTAGAAAAGGATGGAACTATTATAGAAACATCTACACCAAGCAAAGTAGGGCAATTTACTGTAACATTATCTGAAAACGATTTACTAAATCTTAAGCAACAATATATGAGTTATAGTGTTTATTTGTATAATACAAGTACTACTAAAAACGTTTTAACTTATCCTAATTCACACTTCGGAAGTCAAGGAACAGTATTTCTAAGTACTAGTGAATTTCCAGGACCTAAAGTATCACACGAAGTTAAAACATTTATTCAGGACGGAGATAACAATTTAATATATAATTCATCTGCCCTTACAGCCGATCCGGCAATAAACGGAAATTCAGCTCTTCATACAGTAGCATACTATTCTACAGATGCTGAAGGTACATTAACAGTTCAAGGTACTTTAGACAATCAAGTAACTACTGGTACAAATTGGACAGATATAGAAGTAACCAATTTACTTGCTACAGACACTCTCAAATATGTAAATTTTAATGGCGTTTTTAGTCATTTAAGATTTAGACATCAAATAACTGCGGGCACAATAGACAAAATATTAGTTCGAAATTAATTGACATTTCCATAAAATAGTTTTATAATGTATGCATGAATATCGTATATGATGCATTATTAATTCACTTACCCCAAAAAAGAAAACAAACACCTAGCGGATGGCTATCTTTTAATGCACCTTGTTGTCAGCATATGGGAACATCTGCTGATACTAGACAACGAGGAGGCTTAATTGGCAGTGTTGATGAGGGTGTGAGTTTCCATTGTTTCAATTGTGGTTTTAAAGCAAGTTGGAGGGTTGGTAGAAATTTATCATTTAAAATGAAAAGGTTCATGAGATGGCTTAATATGCCAGATGAACAAATCACTAAATTAGCATTAGCAGTTCTGCAAATCAAAACAGATACAGTAGGGTATCAAGCAATAACACAATTACCAAAATTTAAAAATAAAGAGCTTCCTGAAGGTGCAAAACCTTTACATGAATGGGAAGAACAAGACAAATACTTTTATCAAGTTTTAGAATATGTAGACAAAAGAAGTCTAAAGTTAGATGATTATGAGTTTCATTGGGCTAAAGGTAGTGGTTATAGAGATAGATTAATTATTCCTTTCTATTATCAATCTCGTATAGTAGGCTATACTGCTAGAAGAGTTACTGATTCAAATAAAGTAAAATATCTATCTGAACAACAACCAGGGTATGTTTTTAACATAGATGCCCAAGATGATGATAGAAAATTTGTAATTGCAGTAGAAGGACCTATAGATGCTATTACTATAGATAGTGTAGCATTGTTAGGAAGTGAAGTTAAAGATCAACAAGGAATTTTATTAAACAGTTTAGGTAAGCACGTCATAGTAGTACCTGACAGAGATGATGCTGGACAAAAGTTAGTTCATGATGCTATAAATTTGGGATGGAGTGTAAGTATGCCTGATTGGGATCATGATATTAAAGACATTTCTGACGCAGTTGGTAAATACGGTCGACTACATACTTTGTATGCAATTATAAAAAACGCACAGGAATCACAATTGAAAATTAAATTAAGGATGAAAAAATGGTTTATATAAAAAAATTCTTTTCGTTCTTATTTTCTCCTATAACTAAATTTCTAGAACACAGAAAGTACAAGAAGAAAGTTAAAGAACTACAGAAAAGAGATCCATTTATATACAAATAAAATGATAATATGGGGAATAACAGGTAATAGTCACGATGCAAGTTTAGCCGTGATGAAGTGGGGACCTAACGGTTTAACAGATCATTATAAGCTAAAACTTCTTTGGGCCGGACTATCTAGAGATTTTAGCAATATCCCAGGTGATCCAAGTTTAAATGAGAAAATGTTAGCCTATGTTAGATCAAATCCTAGATGGGCATTCCCGGCAAAAATTATTTGGTATGAAAAACCTTTTCTAAAAAGTTTACGACAATTATACGCAGGACAAGGATCTCTGTTTCAAGAAAATAATATTAAAAAATATCTAGCTAAAGCAGGTATACATAAAGTTCCAATCGAATATGCAAAACATCATCATAGCCATGCGGCATATGGATATTTTACAGCACCTTTCTTTGAAAGAAATGCCGCAATAGTTGTATTAGATAGCATAGGAGAATTTCAAACATTTACTATATGGCACGGTAAAAGAAATCATTTAAAACAAGTATACTCACAAAGATATCCGCATAGTGTTGGATTATTTTATAGTGCAATGACACAACGATTAGGATTTAAACCAAACGCAGAAGAATATAAAACAGAAGAACTTGCTAAAAAAGGCAACTGGAGAGTTCATTACAGAAAGTTTATGGAAGAATTAGTTCGTTCTAGAATGCCTTTTAGATTAAGAGAAAACTTACATCGAGGAGCTAATTGGTGGAGACCTGAATTAAATTCAGAAGAAGATTTAGCCAACATAGCCGCAACTACTCAACATATTTTTGAATTGACTTTAGTTAGTATTAGTGGTTGGTGCCAAACAAATATTAAAGCTGATAATGTAGTTTTTGTAGGTGGTTGTGCATTAAACAAAACTGCTATTAGTAAATTACAACATATATGGGATGACATATGGATTCCACCAAATCCAGGCGATCCAGGTTCTTGTATTGGTTCTGTTTTAACAAAGTATCCAAAACACCTTGACTTTGATCCCGATGTATGGTACAATAAGGAAAATGGAAAAATCAAGACAAAATAAAGAATACGGATACGATATTCAAAAAGTTTATCTAGAAATGATGCTAGGAAATGCAGAAGCATTTATTAGATGTCAATCTATATTTAATTACAATTTATTTGATAGAAAATTACAAGGTGCGGCAGATTATCTTGACAAATATGTTGCTGAACATAATGCATTACCAACAACAGATATGATTAATGCAAATTGTAAAACAGATTTAAAAGTACCTGAAGGTCTTCACGAATCCCATTATGATTGGTTACTAGGTGACTTTGAAACATTTGTTAGACATAAAAGTCTTGAAAGAGCTATATTAAAATCTGCAGATATGTTAGAAAAAGGTGACTATGGTCCAGTTGAAGACTTGGTTAAAAATGCAGTACAAATAGGACTACACAAAGATTTAGGTACAGACTATTTTAAAGATCCAAAAGAAAGATTAATGAAATTAAAAGATCAAGCAGGTCAAGTTAGCACAGGCTGGTCAACATTAGATAGAAAACTATTTGGTGGATTTAATAAAGGTGAACTTAATATATTTGCAGGAGGATCTGGTGCAGGTAAATCTTTATTCCTTACAAATTTAGGTTGTAACTGGACGTTAGCAGGATTGAATATTTTATATGTTAGCTTTGAATTAAGTGAAGAATTAATATCAATGAGAATAGATAGTATGCTTACTGACATTCCTACAAAGAAAATTTTTAAAGAATTAGATGGTGTTGAAATGAAAGTAAGAATACTTGGTAAGAAATCTGGTAAATTCCAAATTAAGTATATGCCAAGTGGCAAAAATGCAAATGATTTAAGATCATTTATTAAAGAATATGAAATTAAAACACAAAGTAAAGTTGATGTATTGTTAGTTGATTATCTTGATTTGATGATGCCAATATCTAAAAAAGTATCTCCAAGTGATTTATTTGTTAAAGATAAGTTTGTATCAGAAGAATTAAGAAATTTATCAATGGAATTAGGAATTATATTTGTAACTGCATCACAATTGAACAGAGGTTCAGTTGAAGAAATAGAATTTGATCACTCACATATAGCAGGCGGTATTAGTAAAATACAAACTGCTGATAATGTATTTGGTATATTCACTAGTAGAGCAATGAGAGAACGTGGAAGATATCAAATACAATTAATGAAAACTAGATCATCAAGTGGTATAGGTAGTAAAATTGATTTAGAATTTGACATAGATTCATTAAGAATTAGAGATTTACTTGAAGATGAAGACGCACAAAAATATGATAAACGAGTAAGTCAAGTATACAATACATTAAAGAAAACATCACCTGAACAACCACAAACAACAGCCGTTGACCCTAGCAAAGGTACTAGAATACCACAAGCTAAAACAGAAGGCGATTCTACTAAATTGCGAGAGTTTTTATCTAATCTAGACAAAGAGTAATAATGAAATTATATAAAAACAAAAGATCCAACATACATAGACATGGCTTGTCTGCCTCTACTAATATTAAAAAAGGTCAAAGAATTATCCAGTATAAAGGAAAGAAAATTAGTCACACTAAAGCAGAAACAGATCCAAAGTATGATAACGATAAAGAGATTTACTTGTTTAATTTAAACGAACAGTACGATCTTGATGGTGATTTTAAATTTAATACTGCTCGATTAATAAATCATTCCTGCAATCCTAACTGTGAAGTTTTTGATTATAACAGACAATTATGGATTTTTGCTATAAAGAATATTAAAAAAGATGAAGAGTTAACTTATGATTATGGGTTTAGTTTTGATAAAACAGACTACAAACAATACCCTTGTAAGTGTGGATCATCTAATTGCGTAGGTTATATTGTTCGAGAGGGATCAAGGTGGCGAATAAGCCGCGAAGCGGTCATCCGCCAGAAAGTAAGCAGTCGCGAAGCGACGCGGTAGCATTCGGTAAACAGATTTTATATGATTTTTCTTTTGACGCCTCTACGTTTAACGTCTAATGTACTACAATGTATTCCACCATCCCAATACAAATAATGGCGTTGCTCCACTACGTGGCAATCAATGTGTAAGGATTTTAGTTTTTCAAATAGTTTAGGTATGTGTCTTGCAAACACAATATTGTTTCTATCTAATATTAATACGTTGAGATCAAAGCAAACTTCTTGATTATACCCTCTCCAATTCTCTAAATACTTGTCTAACCAAGCAACATCCATTTTATCTCGTGCTTTAGCATAGTCTTGAATATATCTATTCATATTTAATGGGGGCAAACAATCACTTACATCTAATAACTTTTTGTTATGCAAACACTTAGGCAACCAATCCATACCAGCATGAATAACTGTTTCATCATCTACCATAATAAAGCCATGGTCAATATGTCCAAATTCTTTAACCCGTGTGCCTTCGTTAGTAATAAATCTATATTCAGGCAGTTCACGTTTACACCACTCTAATCCAGTTTGACTTCCAGGACCTCGTGTATTAATAATAAATGCATCGCCCGCCTTAAACATTGTAGCCATATGCCACAACACTCTATCAGATAATTTTTCTACATACGTTTTATCATTCATAAACCATTCGTCTGTAGTGTTTAAATCTATAAGCATAGGGGCAGGTTGACTTACCCAACGGTGTCCTTCACGGAATAATTTTTCAAATATTTTATAATAGCTAATAGCATCAAAGTATCTGTCTGTATAACTTGTATAGGCTTGGACAATAGTATTACCCATAACCATATACTGATCTCTTGGTACGATTGGTGCAATTGGTACATCGACTTTAAACTGTGGCATTTTTATGGCATCATAGTTGTATACTGTAGGACGAGTTACTTCAATACCTCCTTTTGTTAGGAAGTCTGCTAACGCATCTAAATCCTGTTTAGTTTCTTCTAGGATATGATTAAATTGATTAATGTTGCCTTTAGTCAACAAATGATCCACGTCGCCAGGAGCATACGTGTCTCCTACGATTACAGATTCTAATGGATCATATTCTG